TGGACGTTTAGGATTGTCACCTTTATCGTTCTTAAACAATACAAAAGTATTGGTATTATCATAATCCGCCATACATTACTCCTTAATAAAAATTGGCTTACGTTTCCATCTTACTGGTTCAACGTCATCATCAAGAGATTTTAAAAACTCTAATGCTAATGGCTTGTACCATTCAATGAAATCTTTATTGCGTTCTACTTTAGTTACTTGTGTTGCATTTGGTGTCCAAACATAAAACCATGCGTATGGTTGGTCACATACTTCAAGTTGTAACTGAACTTGAAAATAATATCGTTCTGGAATCTCTGGATATACTAATTGAGTGAAGGGACACTTCAACTCAACTGGAATTGATTCAATAAATGCGTCTGGGCTGGCAGCAAATGGCAACTCTGGATGGAGTATTAATTTATTACCAGACTCACAGATAACATCCATTTCTTTTTCAAACTGACTCAATGCTACAGGCTCGTTAAGTTGGCCATATTTTGTGGCCTCATTACCTTCAAATGGAAGGCTACGAAAAGTCATATCCCTCCAAAGTTTTTGCCTCTCGTAAACCGCAGCCCATGCATTACTAGCGGTAATACGATTGTGTCTAGCATTGTTTTTTAAATGACTCATGCAGCCTTTCTTAAATCATTAGCAAAGTCACGCAATTTTTCTTGTGCGTATGGACTCAACTTATGAAAGGCTTGTTTTAACTCACCAGCCTCATGAGATAAAATTAATTGGCCTTTAATAACTTCAAGATCATCATCTGAAATCTTTTCAACCACTGGATTGTTTTGCTGATGAATAGCATTAAGTACTTCATTAGCACTAGCAAATTCAGTACCGCCAAGACCAAGACAAGCCAAAGCCCTACCGATAGCAGAAGTTTCACAATTTTCCACATAAGATGTACCATTAATTTGAGATGCCTTTCTAAATTCTTGTGCAAGGCCTGTGGCCACTACACGATCTGAATTATCAATAACAGATGCTTTAATAACGCACTGTTCTGGATCTAATTGAATTACTTCAGTAGTCAAGCAATAATCTTTAAACTGTTCACGAAACTCTTGAACCCTTAAGGCCACTGTTTTGTACTCTTTACCTTTGATGTTTACCACACCTTGTTTAGTTGTTGTCATAGCTATTCTCCGTTTGTTTTTGTTGTTGTTCTAATTGTTCCTGCTCTTGCTGCTGGTACTGCTGGTAAAACTGTATATCGTCCATTTTCTTTTTTCTCCGCTTGGTCATTATCGGCCTTAAGTTCTGCTGTGGCCGCCTTCAATTCCGCAATAATTTTATCTAATGAATTCATAAATAAAGTAACTCCAAAATATGATTACAAACCACTTTACCACGATATAAAACTTTTGTGTAAACTTTCTTTGTAATCTTGTGTTAAGAACAATTCTGTAAAACCTATTCATTTTTACCATCCTTAAATTGGTTTGGTGCTATTGTATTCCATATTTGGAATTCTTGGTCAATAGATTTTGCAGTTTCAATTAATCTGTGATAAGTATCAGATCCAATCTTCCATGCTTGGTGATCATCTGAAAAATTATAATACCAGTCATGGTGTTGAAGATCATCTATATAACTTTTTAAAATCGCTAGTGCGTCCATGTTATGCTCCAAAATGTTTAATTAAGTATGGGAATACAACGTAAAGTATAAAGGCTGCGTATGAGTACACAGCCACAGGAACAATAATATATATAATTTTCATAATTAACATAATTCCTTTTTTATATAAGTTTTAGCGTTTTCTAAACTGCCGATTACTTTTTCTTGTTTTGTTTCACCATTCCAAATACTGTATATATTTTTAAATCTGGGATGCTGTTCACCAATAATTTTATATTGACTTTCTAGCCCATTAATTAAAACATTCCATACACTAAATATTTTGTTTGGTTTGCTTGTTTTATTAAAAGTAACATTCATTTTTTTTCCTTAATTAACGTTGATATAGCCATATTATAGATTTGGTAAAAGATGTCAAGCATTATTTATATAATATTTATATAATAATTATATTAAAATAGTTTGCAAATAATTTTTACCTGTGATAGCGTTCTTACCTATGGGATATTTAAGATTTATTATATTAGACGAATTTGATGGAAAACCATTGAGAGCCTTTAGTAACAAGGCCTCTGCCCTATGGTTTCTTGAGAATAGACCTAATTGTAAGTTAAAAATCATCCCTAAAGCAAAGATTGTGCCAGATTTGACACAATTTGAAGAATGTTTATTTTAAGGAGATTGTATGAAAGTTAGGAACTGGAGCAAGTTTCAGCATTTTAAGAACAAAACATCTATGGTTTGGTTCAAGGTTTATGGCAGGGACATTATAAATGACCCAGACTGGCATGAGTTAAGTTCAGATCAGAAGGCCACACTTTTTGAACTTTGGTGTTTGGCATCAGAAAAGAACGGTGAACTCCCAGATATGAAAAAACTATGCTTTAGACTTCATAAAGACAAAGACTTTATTATGGGTATGTTAAATTCTCTCAAGGCTTGGTTTGAGGGCGATCTAGCCAAAACAGTATACAACGAGTATACGGACTATGCTAGAGAGGATAAGAGAGAAGAGAATAAGAGAGAATATGAGAAGAGAGAAGATGAGAAGATAATCTTTATAAAGGACATTGAATGAATATTTATGAGTTTATTGGAAACTTTGAAAAATCTTACAAGTCTGGCAAGGACGAGTACCAATGTATATGCCCAGCCCATGACGATAGAACAGCATCGCTAGGGGTTAAGGAACTTCCAGACGGTAGAATTCTTATTAATTGCTTTGCAGGATGTGCAGCCAATGATATACTAGGTGCTGTAGGATTAACTTTTGATGATATTGTGCCTCAACGTATTGGTGACTTCAAGCCAGTATCAAAACCATTTAATCCATATTCTGTTTTAAAATCTATCTCTAATGAAACATTACTTGTAGCTCTGGCCGCTATAGATATTGCTAATGGGAAAAAGCTACCACTAGAGGATCACGATAGACTAATGGTGGCATCACAAAGATTGAGAAAGGCCTACGACTTATGTCATTAGAAGAAAAAGTTAAGAACCTCATTGTTGATGAGGATAAGATCAAGAATTATTTTTTTAGAAGGGACAGTGATGAGTATCGTAAAATTAAGAGCCCAGATACTTTTATTGAATCTACGATTGGATACTTCTCTGGCGAGATACAAAGTGGTGCATATCTTCCGTTTGATAAAGCAGAAAATTTTAGACTTCGTTTAGGGGAAACAACAATTTGGTCTGGCTATAGCGGTCATGGTAAAAGTATGCTATTGAGCTATGTAACGCTTAAGCTAATTGAAAATTATAAGGTTATGATTTGTTCGTTTGAGATGTCCTGTAGGAGTACATTGGCTAGATACATTCGTCAATCAGTAGGTACTAGCGAACCCACAGAAACTGCTATTACTAAATTTTGCACAGACTCAACTGGAAAATTATATTTGTACGACCAGTTAGGCAGCACAAATCCAACAGCAGTATTAAGTGTTATCTACTACGGTGCAGAACAATTAGGCATCCAACATTTTGTGGTAGACAGTCTAATGAAGTGTTCTATTAATGAAGATGATTACAATGGACAAAAGAAATTTGTAGATCAACTTTGTATTGCAGCACGAGATTTAAATGTTCACATTCATCTTATTGCACACAGCAGAAAAACAATAGACGAAACTACACACACACCAAGTAAGTTTGACGTGGCAGGTTCTGCGACAATAACTAACCTTGCGGACAATTGCGTTTCGGTGTACCGTAATAAGAAAAAAGAAAAAGACATAATGGAAGGTAAACTTACTGAAGAGGATGCAAGAATTGTTCCAGATGGATTTATGGCTGTGAATAAGCAAAGGCATTTTGAATGGGAAGGATCTATACCATTGTGGTTTCAACCAAAATCATTAAGATACAGGGATAAGCCAATATGAACTATAAAACAACTGAATGGTTTAAATATTTTGACATTGATCCAGAAGGAAATCTTTTATCACCAACTGCATGGAAGGTAACATTAAAAAATGGAATGGTTTACAAATCTACTAACTGGAGCAAAAAGTATGAGAATAACGAAACACAACATATTGTTAGCAGTAGCAAAAATTCATCGTCATGACTTTGAAAAAGAAGGTGACTTGGAACTTGGTAAGTTTAAATCCAAGCGAAGTAATTCTCAAAATGATTACTACTGGGCAATGCTTAAGGAGCTGGGCGATTACACAGGATACGCTGACCTTGAACTACATGATATGTTTAGATTTAAGTACCTTTCTGAAAAGAAAACAGTTGCAGGATCAGAAATCTATGCTATAAAGAGTACTACGCAATTGGATGTTGATTCATTTAAAAATTACATTCATGACATTCAACGTTTTGCAATAGGATTGGGATTTCATTTTGACCAAAGCAGAGAAACAGCACTATGATAAATTATCTCAACTTGGTTGCATTGTGTGTAGCAATCTTGGTTTTGGGTATTCTCAACCTCATATTCACCACATTAGACATGGTGCTGGTATTGGTCAAAAATCTCATTGGTCGCTTGCCATTCCTCTTTGCCCATTGCATCATCAAAATGGTGGATACGGAGTTGCACTCCACGCAGGCCAAAAAACATTTGAAGAAAAATATGGCACAGAAGAAGAGTTATTGGAAAAAACATTAAGGATGCTTGATGCTTAAATTTATTGTAGGTATTACTGGATTTATGTTAGTGCCATTTTTAATTCCATTTGTAGCAATTGAAGCTGCATATAAATATATTAAAGTTCATATCATGGAGGAGGATGATGGGTAAAGGCTCTGGAAGAAGGCCACTATTAATTTCTGAACAAGAGTTAGTAGATCGCTGGGATACTATTTTTAAACAAAAACCACACGAAGGACAATTTAATGGCAATGTCACCAACACAGGTAGCACTAGCAAAGATGAAAAAGGAGAATTACCCACTAGTACAGATAGTGGAAACATTTAACTTTCATGCTGGTGTACGCAAAGATTTATTTACGTTTATTGACATTCTTGCTATAACTGAAGAAGGCCAAGTAGTGGCGGTACAGGTCACATCCAAAAGCAATATGGGAGCAAGAATAAAAAAAATCAGTGATAGTGAATCTGTTAAATATGTACGCAAGGCAGGGTGGAAAATATTTGTGTGGGGTACATATAAACAAAACAATCGTTGGCAAATAAAAGAAGTGGATGTTAGTTAATGATTAATAATGAAACAGATCATAAAAGATTTTTAAATTTTTTAGAAAAAAGCCAAGAAGGTGTTTGGATTATTGCACAATGGTTAAATAATCTTGGCCATGCAGTAACTGTTAATCCAATTAAAAGATCAAAGCATTACAAAGATTGGAAAGCAAATGTTGACGATGGTGATATGTATATATCAAAAGATGGTGAATCATTAAAAAGAATTGAAGTAAAAAATCTTGGTGCAAGTTTTACTTGTGCGGAAGATTGGCCATATAAAGAACAATTTATGGTTTGTGCACAATACTCTTATGATTATTCAAATCCAAAACCATATGCTTATATTTATTTAAACAAAGAAAGAACTCATATTGCTATTATTAAAGCGGAAACAAAGAAAAATTGGGTTGTTAAAAGTTATAAAGATAAAAGATATGAAGATGTCAAGCAAAACTTTTATATATGTCCAACAAAATTGGTAAAATTTAGGATTTTATGATTAATAGAATAAGAAAATTATATTCAGTTAATGGAAAAGAAGTTAATGTTACTGAATTAAGAAAATTAATTGTTGATGCTGTAGGTGATGACAAAGTAACATCATTTGAAATATGCAAAAGAATTAATGCAGAGTATAATCATATCAAAGGTGCAATTGCATCTATGGTGACATATAAATTTTTAAATTCATCTGGTAACAAAGGCAATACAATTTATTTTGCTGATCGTCCATGTATGTTACAAAACATATTACATCCCATGCCAAATTTTGAAGGTAAAATTATTGGCACATACCAACATACAGAAGATAAACAAAAACATAATGACCATAGACTATTGCATACAGAAAGTTTTAACGCTAGTGCAATATATTATGTAGAGGATTAAAATGTTGACTGAAGAACAAATATTAAAAGCATTTAAAGAAAGTATTGGAAGTTTAGGAGGTCTTTCTAAAATAGATCAAGTATTTTTATTTGCTAGATTAATTGAAAAGGAACTAACTAAATGACAATGGAAAGGCTATTAGATTTATTAAAGTCATGGTCATCTTACATGAAGCAAAGCACATCAAATCAATTAGGCTATCCAAATCGGTCAATTGGTATGTATGGAGGCGGATCAAGTACATCGTTTGACGAAATGTACGATTCAATGACAGCCGATCACGTCCGCACCATAGACGCTATAATTTCATCCCTTCCAGAACGTCAGCAAAATGCAATTTATCACAAGTACACAGGATCAAAAGCTGAAGTGTTGCAGGATTACCACATGAGCCAAGCATTAGATAATCTTTTAACTATTGCTGCACGCAGAATACCTAGTTAGCACTTGACATCAACATCATTTAATGGTATAATCTGGGGGTTGGGATAATTGTGCCTATCGGTTTCATAAACTCAACAATCTCCGTAGTATTTGGCCTGTGTAAAAAACAGGCTTTTTTTTAGTCTGAAGGACATGAACGTATCAATATGCAACGAGTGCGGTGAACCGTACGATCCAGATGAGTCTGGGTCATCTATATGTCAAGACTGTAGAAACCAAACACATTTTCAATTAAAGAAACCAAATATTAAACTATGGCTATCCCATTCAAAGACAACGTTGATCAAAGCGGAGTAACACCAGTACTTGCACTAGTGCTATTACACGCAGTCACCAACTTACATATATTGCACTGGCAATCTAAATCATTTGCACAGCACGTTACGTTAGGTGAATTATATTCATCAGTTGAAGAAACTACAGACAGTTTCATTGAGGCATACATGGGCAAGTATGGCCAACTAGAAAACCTACCAGAATTTTATTCCGCACCAAATTCAGATCCAGTTAAAGAAGTAGAAACTTTATACGATCACATCACAGCATTAAGACAAGAACTTCCACAGGATAGTGAACTCCAACAGTTAGTTGATAACATCGTTGATTCGCTTGATAGTGCTTTATATAAACTACGTTTCTTAAAATAAGGATAATACTATGGCAATGCCCAAACCAAAAACAAAAGCAGGTAAGATGGCTAAAGTAGGTAAAGTAATGAAGGAATACGGTGCAGGTAAATTGCATTCTGGTTCTAAAACTGGTGCTGTAGTTAAATCACAAAAACAAGCTGTAGCTATTGCAA